CTCCACCACCACCGGATCCACCACCACCAACGATGCCACCACCGCCGGCAACAGTAGGACCTTTTTGAGATTCGGCTGCTTCTCTAAAGAAACCAGATATAGGTTTAGTAAGTTCTACCATCTCTGTTAAATTAGCAGACATAGCAATAACTTCTTGTTTTAGTTCTACGTTATTTTTTAATAATTCTTGATTAGCTAGTAGCAATGAAGCAGCATCTTCAGGAGATATACTACCACCAGAGCTCTCCATTGCACTATTGATTCCAGCCAGGTCTTCAGCAGTAACCAGCTTCTCCATAAGGACCGTAAAGTTCTTATTGAGTGTATTAAGATTACGCTGTTGTAGGCCTATAATACCAAAAACCTTTTGCTGATGATGAATAACATCATTCATCAACTTCTTGTTTCCACCACCTTGTGGTAATGGTCTTGTAGGTCTGTCTGTATCGGCCATTTATTTTTCCTTACTTGCCAAAGGCTCTGCCTGCTTCTGATATACCAAATGCACCAAGTGTAACTACAACAAATGATGTGTAGATGGTGTCTGATATTACCAGATCTTGTCCTGCGAAAGCTGTTACTAGATCACATATACCAAATATAGTCATCAAACCAAATGATATAAAACCGATGATTGCCTTCTCGTTTACATCATTGTCATCTAAAAAGATATCCATGAATTTTCTTTTTGGAGGAGCTAGTCTTTTCTTAGCTTCAGCAGCTTCTTCTTGCATCTCTTTAATAGTATCTTCTGCCATATCTAATTTTTCAATTAGTGACATATACTTATCGAGATCTATTTCGACTTCATTTCGACTGTTGTCTTGTTCTGCCATTTCTATTACCTCTATATTGCATCAGAACTTTCTCTGTTGCTGACGTTCTTTTTCCGCTTCTAACCACTCTAGTAACATTTCAACGTACATATCTCGTTCAAACGGAAACATATTCTCTAACTCCGTTACAGAATATTTATGGTGTTGCACCATATTAAACATCAATTGGTAATAGTTGCCTAGGTCAGTGTGACTTAGGCAAATGTAAAAAAATCGTAGATACCTCTAAGAGTTTTCTTTTTACTAACACCGTCTGCATCATAAATTATATCGTGCTCTACCTGTGGTACATTCTGCATGAAGTTACTTATTTCTGCTAAATTTTTAGATGTTAATGATTCTACAAAATCCTTTTGCTCTTTTTCAGAGTAATCGTCAAATATAAAAACATCATCATCATTGTAAATAGATTCAATACATTTACCAATCAAGTCAAATAAAAACTCAGTTGGTTGTGCTGCATCTATTTTCATTTCACTTAAAACACCAAATTTAGGATATCTCAATTTAATTTGATATTCATCATTCAATTTAATATTTGGATCTTCAGCTCGATCCATATTTATTTCTACATTCTCTAAATCTACTTCTGTATCATAATATGTCTCTTCACCATCCTTTTCATCTTTTACCTTGAGCTTAACGATGTTGTTCACACTAATTGATCTTAACTTTAAAAATAAAAAGTCTACCTCAAAGGCAGGTAAGTCATCTACTTTAGTATCGTCTTGAATACAGTTAGCTAGAACTTGATTGATAGCTTTTGAAATTTCCGCACTCTCCTGACTGGATTGGGCGAACAATAATATTTTTTCTTCTTTAACCGTATACGGTCTTAAAGATACACTCTTCTTCGTAAATGGAAGTTTAACATCTACACTCGGAGCGTCAATTTTAGGCAATCCCATAATAATTCTCCATTATTAATCAAATAAAGACCCGAGAGTCTTCGCATTATTTACAACCTGTATTGCATCTTGTACATTACGAGGTTTCTTAATCGTCTTAGCGATTTCATAAGCACCTTTCATTTTGGATAGGAACTGGAATAGATTTAATCTACCTTCTGGATCTGCAGTAGTAACAGGATCTCCCATACTTGCATTCCATGCTCTATAAGTAAACTGAACGGTTACTTCTAGAATCTCATCAGTTTGTTTCCAACCTAAAGCTGCTTCCGGTATAACTTGTGGCCATGCATCATACAAATGCCAATTCATTATACCACCTTTTGCTTTTGGTTCAGCATCGGAATCATCATTCTTCTTACCACGACCTTTATCACCAAACATAGTGATATCTATATCGCAGATATAATCATCATAATATCCAACCTCACCAAAAAAACCACCACCAGGATCTGTAGAAAATTCACCTTCATCTAATTGTTTAGCCATAACTAAATTAGACCATTTATAAAGGAAATCATAAACCATTCCTTTACCGTCCATCATGAAGGTAATATTGATTGGAGGGAATATAGCTCCCTTCGCTCTTCTTTCTAAAGGTCCAAAACCTTGTCGTTGAATCTCTGCTATATCAAATGATATACCACCAACGTTAACTGCATTAGCAAACAACGTAAGTGATTCAGGATCATCTGTTATTTGCTTCTGGCCTTTTGTTTGTTTAGTAAAAGTAACCAAAAAGGTATCTGGGCGCATAAACCCATGTTCTGATACCGCCGATTTTAAATCGTTTACATTAAAAGCCATTATTGAAACAGTTCTCTACTTTTCATCCAGATTTTATTTCTTGATGCGCCTCTAAATCTTTCTATAGGCAACATAATTGCGAGGTCCCATTCTGCTGGATGTATTTTTATAAATCGACCTCTTACATTATTATTTATATAACGCTTTACACAGGGTGTATGTAGCTCTTTACCACCGAACCTTCGTACTAGCTTATCCCATGTTAATGTTTGTAATCTATAATTCTCATTCATTACATCATCGCTATTTCTAAAACGATACATTCTATCTAATAACTGTGCTCTAAAATGATATGGTAAGTAATGAAAATTAACACCTTCAAACCAACCTTGTTCTTGTCTTAATAACATTATTAAAGGAAATCTATCGTGATAAGGTTGTTTTGGTGTTAAATATTCTTTTGGTCTGTATTGAAATAGATACATTTCTCCAGGTCGCCAGAAATAAGCTACTTTCTTAGCGCCAGGTCGAGTCATTAATCTATCTGGTCTTACATCTTTTAATTGTGCGGCTTTATCTCTAAACCACTCCTTTGCTTCTTGTGTTTGACCGGGTTGGAAGCCTTCTTCTATACCTTCTTTTAATAATCTTTGAAATAAAAAGCGTTTAGCCATACTTAATTCCTAATTCCTTCTCAGTCATTAATTTAAAATCCCATTTTCTATCTTTACAAAAAGCAGTTGCTGCTTTCCACTTAGCTTCATTAATACCATAACGTTTAACCTCTGCGAGATATTTCTTAGTAGGTTTCTTTTGTTTTAATTTGGGTGGTACACATTGTTCAGAGGGCTTAACCTCGATAACTGTTTCTTTTAATTTACCATCTACTCTACGTTTCACGTAAAAGTCTGGATAATAGCGATGCATTCTACCATCTATAGGACTTCTATAAGGTATAGAAATCTCTTCAGAAGCCCATCCTAAAACATCTGGATGCTTATCTAAATAAATCATTAACCTGCATTCCCATAAGGAACGATAAATAATATTAGTAGGGTTACCTAAATACTTATAGGAATTAACAGGTTTAAACTTCCCTTTGTAACTCATATAAATATTTATCGAGAAAAGTAATTATGGCTAAAGGTAAAGCATCAAGACATACGTTCGTACCCGTTCAAGAGGTAGTGAGACGTAGTAAAGACAATATGACTCGCGAGAGTATGTCATTCCCTTCGGATGTAGGAACGCATTCGTTTAATATGGCATTTAAAGAATATTCATTTACCGGAACTAATCAACAAGAAACCACTAAATTTGATATTACATTACCTCTACCTAAAGAATTGAGGGATATGTATCAGGTTAACTTTGCTAATAAAGAATTAGGTTCTATGATCGGTCAATTAACAGAGACGTTAGTTGATTTTGATAGTGCCGACGCTATTGACTCATTAACCACAGAGTTTAAAGCCTTTAGTGATACTAATGAATCAACAGAAGATAAAGTAGCTCAGGCTTCAGCTATGACTGGTAGAGCCGCACAAGCACCTTTCGTAGCATCGTTAGCTAGTAAGAGTAAAGCATTAAAAGCATTAACTGGTGCTGCAGCTACATTAGGATTAAATAGTGTTGAAGATGCTATTGGTGTAGGAACTGGAACTGCTGTCAACCCAGTTGAAGCTGCTGTATTACAAGGTGTATCATTAAGAAGACATCAATTCTCATGGACATTATCTCCTAGAAATAAAGACGAAGGCACAACGTTACATAATATTATTAAAAAATTAAGAAAAGATATGCACCCTTCTTTTCTTGGTATGGATGCAGGCGCAGAAGGTAACTTCATGTTTAAATATCCTCAAGCTGTAGATATTATGATTGATGGAGATGTAGAAGGCGATAGATTTAGATTTAAACCTTGTGTGATAACAGAAATGAATGCAGACTATGGTGCTGGCGGAACAGCTTTCTTTAAAGAAACTGGTGCTCCTGTTGTTACTACTCTTAATTTAAGCTTTATGGAAATCGATATCATCACTCAAGAGGATTTTGAATAATGAATTATTTTGAACAATATCCTTTAATGGAATATGATGGTTTACAAATGCGTAATATACTACGTAAAGTAGTTATAAGAGATATTGTAAAAGAAGATGCGTTAGCATTTTTACCTTATACGGTTAGTGATGTAGATAAACCTTGGACATTAGCATATGATTATTATGGATCCGTAGATAGAATGTGGTTAGTATTGTTATCTAATAATATTATAGATCCTGTTTATGATTGGTATATGGATACTAGATCATTTGAAAGCTTTATGAAAAAGAAATACGGTTCTATAGAAACAGCTCAATCTACAATATTACATTATAAAGACTCAGACGGAAATTTATACTCAAAAGATACCGCGACGATCAATTCTACCGGACTCACAGCAGTATATGCTTATGATTATGAAGATGAACAGAATGAAGCTAAAAGAAACGTAATGTTGTTGGAAAGAGCATATGCTAAACAAGCCGAAAAGAATTTGAGGGATCTTTTGAAAAATGAGTGATAAAACATTTCAATCTCCGGGCACAAAAGGTATAGAGGAAATATGGATCCTAAGTCCACACTCTAACCAAGTTAAATCTGTTGCTACCCAATTACAATCTTTATCTATTACAGAAAGTATTGATAAAAGATCGATGCAAGGCACATTAACGTTAAATGATGTATCCGATGTTTTAAATGAACAAGGTTATCAAGGTGCTGAATGGTTAGGCATTTCTTGGAAGTCAGAAAGTTATCTTGATGAAGAACATCCAGACAGAACTCATCTTTTTAGAATATCCTCTATAACTAATATTACACCCAATACACAGAACACTGCTAAACAATATAACATTTCATTTATGTCAGAAGCAGAGTTTGCATGCACATTTGCAGACAGTGTATCACAATACTTTGCTAAACCAGTTAATGAAATAGTTCAAGATGTTTGGGATACATTTATTGGTGAAACAAAAGAAAAAATTATAGATACTGAAGCTGGCGATAAGATAAACATAGATGAGACAGAAGGATCCGCTCATGTTATTGTTCCTAGAAAAGCACCTTTAGATGCTATCGAATTTTTAGCTGCATTCGCATATAAAGCAGACAGTTCAAGCACATATATGTTTTTCCAAAATGCGGATGGATATAATTTTAGATTATTAGATAAACTATTTAAAGATGGAATAGATGAAATACCAGAGGATGAAAAATATAACTATGGAGCATTTGAAGCAACATCAATAAGTGGTAGAGCAAATTATAATATGACTCAATTCACACAATTGCAAAGAAACAATTTATGGCAATTAGCAGATAAAGGTAAATTACATAATCAAGTAGTTGAAATAGATTTTGTTACTCAATCAGTAAATGTTAATACAGTAAATGTAGCAGAAGAAATGGGTTCATATTCAGAATATAAATTTAATAAACCATTAAATTCAGATGACAAATATTTTGGTGAGAAATATAATCAAGATCCTACTGAATCTAATTACATATACGCAGATGGTCTTTCTCATTATATGAATAGACCAGATATGTTACCACGTAAATGGGCATTTATGGATTTAATGTATAATAATATGATTGGATTTACTGTGCCAGGTAATAGTAGATTATCAGCAGGTAAAGTAATAGATGTTAAAATTGGTACTCAAGATAATAAAACAGAAACAAATGATGGTTCGGTAGAAATTGTAGATGATCCAGTTTTATCAGGACATTATATTATAAAAGATATAATACACACATTTATACCTAATCAATATCAATGTAATATTATAGCATGTAGACCAGGACCTGGATCCGGAGATTATAATGGCAAGTAATAGTGAAGTGAAATATGAAAGATTTCAATGGCACATGGGTGTTGTTGAAGATAGAGATGATCCTGTTAAATTAGGAAGAGTCAAAGTAAGATTCTTTGGAGTTCATCCAGAAGATAAAAGTAAAGTATCAACAGAAAGTTTACCATGGGCAACGGTATTGTCAAATGCTTCTCATGGTTCTAGATCTGGTGTTGGTGGACCAGCAGTAGGTATAGTTCCAGGAACTTGGGTAATAGGTTTCTTTATTGATGAGACAGCTTATCAAAAACCTTTTATTATAGGATCCTTTCCAGGAATACCAGTAGCAAAAGCTGATGGCACATTAGGATTTAATGATCCAAATGAAGTATTCCCTAAGAATAAAGATTTACATGGTGAAGAAGTAAATGGTTTAGAAGAAGTAGATATATCTAGATTAGCAAGAGGATTATTTGCAGAGAGACATAGATCAGTTATAAAAAGAAGAGCATTAAGAATAACCGATATCCCAAAAGCTAAAGCACCTACAACAGACTTTGAAGTATTACCTGAAAAAGATGGTGTTGATTATGAAACGGTAAATTGGGAAGAGCCACATGCTAGAAATACTGATGGTAAATCTGTAAAAGATAAAGATTATGTTTCTAAGTATCCTTATAATAAAGTAATAGAATCAGAAAATGGTATTATACAAGAAGTAGATGATACTCCAAATAATAATAGAATAGCATATTATCATCAAGCATCTGGATCTTATCAAGAAATAGTTCATAGTGGAGATCGTAGCACAAAGATAACTGGTAATGATTATGAAATAGTTGTTAAAGATAAAAATGCTTATATCTCTGGTAATTGTAATGTAACAATTCAAGGCGATGCAAAAGTATTAGTTCAGGGAAATAAATATGAAGAGATAGAAGGTAATTATTTCCTTACGGTTCGAAAAGATAAAATAGAAAAGATAGGTGGTAATCATCAAACAGAGATTCTCTCAGATAGAGCTACGCAGATTAACGGGAATAATTATTTTACTGTTGGTAATAAAGATGTCGCTGATACTGGTCATGATGTAACTAGTATATTAGGATCCGAAACTATTACAGTAGGTAAATCTCATACAGAAACAATTAATGGTGATGTTCAATTTACATTTAATGCTAATGAGAATAAACAATTAGCAGGTAATTTAACTGAGCTTCATAAAGGTAATGCTGATATTGGTATTGTTGGTAATTATAATTTAGGTGTTGTAGGTAACTATAATGAGAAGACTAAAGCAAATAGTAGTATTATAGTTGAAGGAGCTAGAACAGAAACTATTACACTTGATGTAGTTCAAGATTATAAAGCTAACTTCACAGATACAGTTGGTGGTAATTATACCGAAACTATTGAAGGAACGCAAGGCACAACTGCTTCAGTATCGAATATTAATAATAATGTTAATATAACTGGTACATCTACAGCATCTGTTGATCATGTATCTAATGGCATAAGTGGTCATGGTCATACACATGATGATACAGCAGGATTAGGTGTTGGTGAAACCTCACCACCAAAATAGGAGTAAATTATGGCTGATATGAAAATTGTAAATAATAAAGTTGCATATGTCAACAGCTCTGGTGATGCTCTTTATAATATGCCAATTGCAGGTGGATCAAATACATTTGTAGTAAAAACAGATGGAACTAATTTATCCTTTTCAGATGAATTACCTTATACTCCTAACGTAGCTGCTAATTGGAATGTCGCTCCAACATATGCTAATAACGCTTTAGATGAAGCAGCAGCAAGAATAAAAGTATTAGAAACAAAAGTAACAGACTTAGAAGCTAACGTCACATCATTAGCTGCTAGAGTAACAACATTAGAGGGTGCATAATGAGTTGTGGTCCTAATCCAAAATTAAAAAAATTACAAGACATGGCTGCAGGAGCCAAAGAAGCTTTTGGTAAATTAACTGAAGGTGCTGATGGTATAATGGGTTCGTTAGATGACCTAGCTGGTACTTTGGATGCAGAGATAGGTAAAGGTTTAGGATCCTTAAAAGAAATGTTACCAGAAATAGAATTACCTTCTTTAGATATAGAATTGCCAGAAATAAATTTACCAGAATTACCTAAGATACCTAATTTAAGTTTACAAGGTGATTTAATGTCATTAGTAAATAATGCTAAATTAGGTGATCCAGGATTCCTAAGTGAGATGGCATCATTAAAAGCAAAGTATGGTGATATACCTGGAGTTGATTTTGATAAGATACAAGGTCAATTATTATCTGGTGAATTAAACATGGATAATCTATGTAAGTTAATTCCTAATGTAGAAAAGACTGCTGAAGGCGAGACAAAAGAAAAAGGAACACCGCTGTCATCATTAGATATGCCAGCTGTAGAATTACCAAAAGAGCTACCAAAAATAGATATTCAATCAAAGTTAGATGAGGTTGCTGAATCAGCACAAGCAAAGCTTGATGTGGAATTTGAAGCAATTCAAGAAGAACAAATGAAAAAAATGGAGGCAGAGTTAGAAGCCAAGTTCGCTTTAGAGACAAGTAATCTTTCTTTTAAGCTAAACGACCTCGGTATCTAATACTATAAATAAATCTATGGCAACTAGACGTTTAGATAAAGTTTTTTCAGATATACGAGCAGATATGGCCTCACATCCGGTATCTGATGACTTGTTGTTGCATAATAACGAAGCATCAATAGAGACTTCTATTAAAAATTTATTATTAACTGATAGATACGAAAGGTTGATGCAACCTAGAATAGGATCAGATTTAAAAGCGATGTTGTTTGAGAATTTTAGTGCTCAAACAGAAAGACGTCTAGCAGATGCTATAAGAGAAACAATAGAGAACTATGAACCAAGATGTAACCTTATGGATGTAATGGTTGAAGGTGATCCTGATAGGAACTCGTATCTTGCAGTAATAGAATATGCCGTTAGAAGTTCTGAGTCTCCTCAGTCTTTTAGCATAATTTTAGATAGGGTACGATAATGGCAGCAAATTCAGCAACAAGTTTAGTGGATTTGGATTTTGATAAAATTAAATCAAATCTAAAAACCCACATGAAGAGTCAATCAATCATTCGTGATTATGACTTCGAAGGATCAAATATAAATGTATTGTTAGATGTTCTTTCTTACAATACTTCACTTAACAATTATTATATTAATATGCTTTCTAATGAGATGTTCTTAGACACAGCGCAGGAAAGAGATAGTATATTAGCACACATTAAAGAACTTAACTACGTACCCCGTTCAGTTCACTCTGCTGTTGCTTATGTTAATATCGAAATACAACCTGATGATGCACCTAGTTCAATCTCTATTCCTAAGTGGACAATATTCAATTCAACTGTAGATGGTAAGTCTCTTAAATTTAGTACTCAAGAGGATCTTATCATTAAACCAACTGTTAATACTTCTTCTAATACTACAACATATGCTGTATCTAATGTAGCAATATATGAAGGTGCTATTGTAGAAGAATTTGCTATTGCAGATAATTCAAATAACTTTACAGTAGATATTAGTAATAAGAATATCGATACAAGACATTTAGTTGTATCAGTTAAAGATAGTGCAACAGCTGCTAATAGTACATATTCAGATTGGGAAAAGAAAGAAACATTATTTGGTATTAATGCTACATCAAATGTTTACTTTACAGAACCACAAATTGGTGATAAATTTAAATTAACATTTGGTGATGGTATCTTTGGTAAGAAACCAATTCAAGGTAATGTTCTTAAAATTAAATATAGAAATGCATCTGGTACAGGTGGTAACAATGCTAAGAAGTTTACTAATCAATCTAATATTCAAGGTTATAGTAAAATCATTGTAAACACTGTTACTAATTCTTCTGGTGGTCAGGCTGCTGAGACAGTAGAAGAAATTAGATTTAATGCTCCTAAAGCATTCCAGGTTCAAGAAAGAGCTGTAACAAAAGACGATTATAAAATTATTGTACAACGTCAATTTCCAGAAGTCAAGAACGTATTAGCATTTGGTGGTGAAAATTTAGTACCACCTAGATTTGGTAAAGTAATTATAGCAGTAGATTTAGCTGATGCAGACGGCGTACCAGAATCAAAGAAAAATGCTATTCAGGATTACTTATCTAAAAAATCACCATTAGGTATCGATCCTGTAGTTGTTATTCCAGAATTTTCATTCTTAGAATCAACTGTAGATGTATCATACGATGTTTCAGTCACTGATCAAACTATAGAAGCTATTAAATCAAAAGCACAAACAGCTTTACTAGCATATGCAGAAGATAATATTAATACATTTGATTCTGTATTTAGAAATTCTAAAGCAGCAGCTGCAATAGACGCAGCAGATGTAAGTATCATTTCTTCTCAATTATCAAATAGAGTGTTTAAAAAATTAACACCATCATCTGTTAGAACTACATTTAAATTAGAATATAATAATGAACTAATTAAGGATGATATATTTGTAGAGAACGATACAAAGACTTATTATAAACCAGCATTCGAGTCTACATTATTTAACTATGATAGAAATGGTGTAACAGAAAATAATGTATTCTTTATGGATAACGGAGCTGGTAATGTAATGATAGTAAGAAGTAATAGTCAAAACCAATTACAAATAATTTCACCAAATGCCGGGACTATTGATTATACAACTGGTATAATTAATATTAACGCTATTACAATTTATTCATATACCGGCACAGCATTAAAAGTATATGCTAGATGTACTAATAGAGATATTAAAACTAAGAATGCATCTATACTACAAATGAATGCCGAGGATCTTACATTTAATATAACGCAAGAGAGGTTGTAAAGTGGCTAAGCCCTCACCGGAATACATATCTCAATTTATAAAAGAGCAATTCCCACAATACTATTTTGCGGGCGGTGAGAATCTTGTTGCTTTCATATTAGCATATTATGAATGGTTAGAGACAACAGATCAATCAACTAAGGTATTAAGAGGGCTTCAAAAGAACAGAGATATAGATACCGCTACCAGTGACTTTCTATTAAATTTTAAAAAGATATTTTTATCAGGTGTTAAATATCAAACACAAATAGATGATAGGTTTATGGTAAAACACGTAAGTGATATTTACCAATCAAAAGGTTCTACTAGATCTATTGAACTTTTATTAAAGATGTTGTATAATGAAGAAGTAGAAGTATTTCTTCCTAGCACAAGAGTAACATACGCATCAGATTCCAAATTTAAAAAACCAGTATACATAGAATTATCACCATCTGATAGAACAAGAGGAATGGTTGGTAATAAAATTACTGGATCTAAAAGTGGTGCTACAGCTTTTATAGAAAGTGTTATCACTAAACTAGTTAATAATAAAAGAATTACTATTGCTTATCTATCCGGTGTTATTGGAACATTTCAAAATAAAGAATTCGTTACAGATGATTTAGTTCTTAAAGATGCACCTCAAGTTGTAGGATCATTATCTAATATTACAATTACAAATGGTGGTCAAAATTTTGAAGTAGGAGATACATTTGATGTTATCTCAAGTGTAGGTAAAGGTGCAAGAGCTAAAGTTTTATCTACAGAAGATGCTACTGGTAAAGTATCATTTAATTTAGCTAATGGTGGTTATGGTTATACTACATCAAATGCTTATACAAGATCATTATCTGCTAATGCTACAATAGTAGTATCAAATATTGTAAATGCAAATACTGAAAGAGAAGATTTCTTTTTATTCGAACAAGTATCTCAAACTTTAGAGACTGTTACTTATACTTCTGCTGGATCTAACGCAGCCTTAGCTGATTATGCTAATGGTGCTTTAGTAGTAGGAGCAAATAATACTAATACTAATGTTGCTACTGGTTATGCTATGTCAGCAGTAGCTCAAACATTTATTATACAAACTGAATCAGGATCATTTGCAGATTGTAATTATATCTATGTTGCTAATGTTGCTACTAATGGTCAAATAGATACAGTCGCTAATTCATCTACTAATGGTGAATTAATTGCACAAAATTCAACTGCTATAGGTATTAATGGTAATAATAAACCTTTCTATTCTCATGCTAAAGCATTTGTAAGAGGTTTAGCAAGTAATACTTATGCTAATGTAGCTAATGTAGGTATTGGTATTGGCGCTGATTTTGAAGTTGGATCCATAGGCACAAATGAAACATTAACTTTATTTACAGATATAATTGGAGCTAATAACACTGCAGCATCACCTAAACCATTTACTAATGTTCATCCAAATGGAGCTAACGGTGGTATGGGATTTATTGATTCAGTATCGATAGATACTAAAATAACAATAGGCAATAGAGCCAACACACATACACCATTCTCAGCTAATGGTAAATTCTCAAACAATGATGTAATATATGAAGCAAATGTATTTGTAGATAGAATATCTTTAGTAGCAGGCGGAACTGGATATTCAAATTCTGATACAGTAACATTTTCAGGAGCTACTTACGGAACACAAGCTGCAGCTTCTGTAGTAACAGATATATTTGGTAAGATCGTAAACGTGCCAATATCTAATAATGGTATACAATATAGAAAGCAACCATCAGTAGCAATAACAACTTCTACAGGATCTGGTGCTAATGTATATGCTATTATGGATGCTCAAAAAATAGGCGCTACAGGAAGAATAAAAACTACTAATACAACTGTAATGTTTGTAAATGAAGTAGCTAATGGTTCTTTTTCTAATGGTGATGTAATTACTAATGCAGGTGTTAATGCTTTCTGTAATGCAGCAACAGCTGAGTTAGCAAGAGGAACTGGTTATGATGCAGCAGATACTGTTACATTTACTGGTGGTAGTCCAACTACAAATGCTAATACACAAAACTTTACTGTTGATGGTAGTGGTGTAATACAATCAGTTCAAATAAACGATCCAGGCGCTGGATATAGTTCAAATGCTACATTAGCTATTAATACATCAACTGGTTCTGGAGCTTCGTTATCTCCTGTAATGGATTTTGGTATTGGATTACCTAAATCGGGAGCAGCTGATTTAACTACTATATTATATAATGCATTAACATTTACTAACTTTACTATTGGAACTGTAGAATCTTTAAATAGAATTAATCCAGGTTCTAATTATAACTTAGATCCATTAACTGTTTTGCATAATCCATATGTAGCTGGTTTTAATAGAAGAGATTTAGTTGCAGTTGTATCTAATATAAATGGATCCTTTACTGCAGGCGAAACATTAAGACAAACTGTATCTTTACCAGGTTATTTAATTACACATAGTAATAGTTCTGTTAATGGTATTACTTTAGCATCTAATAGTGCAGCTATATCAATTGGTGAAGGTGTTATTCAATTAACAACAAATGCTACTGGTGTTATTGAATCTTCTAATGCTACACATATTAAATTAAAAGATACTGTTGGTGCATTTGATGATTCGTATATAATACAAACACAATCATCAGGAGCTAATGTTGATCCATTAACTGGTGGTAGCGTACAACAAAATGTATCTGCTATTGCTACTGGAACATTTAAAACACAATTTGCTAATAATGGTGTAGATCATGTTAAGATAAGAAGATTAAAATTTGGCCAGGCATTTGCTAATGGTGCAACATTAGAAGGTTTATCATCTGGATCTACTGCTACAGTAGAGAATATGTATGATGATGAAAATACTATGCCAATAGGTTTAAATGCTGTAGTAACTGCTAATGTTCAAACTGCAAATGGTATTGCTACATCATTAGAGATATTAGATTCTGGATTTGGTTATGAACAAGACGGTGAATTATCATTACAAAACCCAAATACAGTGTTTATTGTAGCAGGAACTGCGAATGTAGATCAACAAGGTGTAGCAACTGGTTATTGGGAAGATAGGCGTTCGTTTATAAGTGACATAAATAAATTACATGATAGTGATTACTATCAAGACTATTCGTACGTTACAAAGACTTCTTTAGCCTTAGAACAATACGAAGAACAACTAAAAGACATTTTGCACGTAGCAGGTAACAAGTTATTTGGTGAGGTTGTTAAAGTAGATGAAAAAGTTGCATTGAATCTTACAGCAAGCAACAGTCATATAGATACAGCCAATGCATATCATAGTTGGATGAATTAATGAGTAAACTAGTAACAAAAAATTTCAACGTTCACAGCGCAATACAATTTAAAGAGAGCTTTACTGAGCCTGCTAATACATTAGTCTACTTATTCTATGGTAGACATAAACAATGGGAAGATGGAGATAGCTCTGCTCCTACAACTATAAATTCCCTAGCTAATACACACTACGACTCATACGATCATATGTTAGGCGGTAAGCAAGTTACCGATAATGATGTTAAACATATGGTCAGAAGAAAAGATTGGACCAACGGCACAAAATACGATATGTATGATGATAGCCATACCGATCTAGATACAAAAGATTTTTTCGTGGTTGTTTCAGAACAATCACAATATAACGTTTTCAAATGTTTGGATAATAACTATGGTGCTAATTCAGTTCAAGCACCTTCTATTATTGAGACTTCAGCCAATGATGAAATTTACATAACTGAATCTGATGGATATCAGTGGAAGTATATGTATACGATCCCGTCAGCTACTTGGGATAAGTTTGCTACAGCAGAATATATGCCTGTAGTAGCTAATACTACAGTAGAGGGAGCAGCCACACAAGGAGGAATACATGCTATAAAGGTTACTGATTCTGGAAGAGACTATGCGGCGTATGCGAATGGGTTCGTATCAGAATTTGGCGTAGGAGGTGATCCAAAATTAATAGCCATAGCGAGCCCATCCTCATACGTCTACAATGTTGGTTCCACTACAGGCTTCGTTAAAGAAGAAGTAGAGACTAAATTTGTAGAATCTATATTAATCATAGATGGTGGTGCAGGATTTGCTACCTCAGATACAATTACAATTAATAATGGTGGTGGCTCTACATTAAATGCAACAGCTACTATCGCTTCTGTTAATGCTACTGGTGGTATAACTGGTATTACTATAACTGGTAGAGGAAAAAGTTATACAGGCACACCTACAGTAACGGTTAGTGGTGCATCTAATACAGCAGCTGCTAACTTAATAGCTAGACTAGGTACTGCTAATGGTGTTATAGTAGATTCTAACAGTTCAACGTTGACTGTTAGTTCAATAAATGGTAATATAGATAATAATGATGAAATTAGAGGTGTATCATCTAACACCTATGCTAATGTATCATCAAGAACAATGGCTGGAGATAATTTATCCAGTAATACAGATTTTTATAAAGGATCTTCTTTCTATGTTGAAAGAGGAACAGGAGCTGGTCAATTAGGCACAATTGATGAGTATATAGTTACAGCAGATGAAAAGAGAGTATTATTAGCTTCTGATTTATCTGTAAACTTAGACTCTACTTCATTTTGGAGTATAGGTCCTCAAGTTCAAATTACAGGTGATGGTAATGGTGCTAAAGCTAGAGCACTTGTTGATAGTACATTAAATGCTAACGTAGTAGCTAATGTTCAAATTGTAGCAACAGGTAATAATTATACTTGGGCAGATATTTTAATACAAGGTAATACTGGTTCAGTACAAAATGCAGTATCTAATTCTTATATTACTACTTCAAGTAAAGCAAGAGCTATTATATCACCTCAAAATGGTCATGGATATGATCCATTAAAAGAATTATATGCAAATAGAATAGGTATTAGTGTTACTATAGCTAATACAGAATCAGCAGCATTAACTGTAGAAAATGATTTTAGAGAAATAGGATTATTAAAAGATCCTTTATTTGCTAATGGAACTTTAGTATTATCAAGTTCTGATACTAATTTTGTAGCTGGTGAGAAAATAACTGGTGCTACTTCTAATGCTACTGCAGTAGTTGTATCAGCAAACGCATCAGGAATTGCAATGAAAGATATCAGAGGATTCTTTGCAACAGAAACAATAACAGGTAACGTAGCTGGTAATTCTGTAGTACAAACAGTTACACAACCTACAACAGTATTTCGACAAACGCATAAATATACTACAGAACTGTCCTATGCAGGAACTCTAGGTAATGGATTAATCGAAGATGAATTAATTTCACAGGGAGAATCATTAGCAAATGCTCATGTGGTAGTCACACCAGGCGCAGCTAATGGAACAGTAGAAACAACACGTAATAGAAATGTTTTCTTACTGTCAGATGTTTCGGCAGATAAATATTTTTCAGGACAGGATAGTGCAGCTCAGATGAAGATTACAGATGTCGTATTACCAGATCTAAAAGATGGATCCGGTGAGGTCATTTATAAAGAATCATTAACTCCTATATCTAGGAATGCTAATCAGTCTGAGACTTTTAAACTTATTTTGGAATTTTAGGATAAAGAATGGCGCAAAACTTAACAACAGATTTTAACGTAAGTCCTTATTTTGACGACTACGATGAAAATAAAAAATTCTCGAGGGTACTTTTTAAGCCCGCTGTTGCTATTCAAGCACGTGAATTAACACAATTACAAACAATACTTCAAGCACAAGTTCAAAGATTTGGTAATAACATATACAAAGAAGGAACTATTATTGAAGGTTGTGATGTCACTTTCGATGAAACATTCTCATTCGTTAAACTATTAGACTTAGATACATCTGGCACAGCCGTAGCGCCATCTACTTATACAGGCTATTTCGCTAAAGGTGTATCATCAGGCGTTGTAGCTAAAGTATCTCATTATGTAGATGGATTAGTTACTCAGGATCCTAACCTTACAACTTTATATGTTGATTACACAAGAAGTAATGCCTCTACAGGCGCTAAAGTATTTTCTGATTCTGAAAATATAGAAATACATAGTACCTTCCATGCAAATGATTCATCACCTATTGCAACAGTAACAGCAGCTGGTTCATTAGCTAATAATGTAGTTGGTGATGGCTATGCTGTAACCGTTGGTGAAGGTGTTGTCTATGCTAAAGGTCATTTCTTAAAAGTATCTACTGATACTGTAGTAGCTTCAAAATATAATAAATTCCCTGATAACGTAGCAGTTGGATTTAATGTAAAAGAAACTGTTATAACATCTGATGCAGATAATACTCTATTAGATAACGCAGCTGGCTTTAATAACGAAAATGCGCCAGGTGCAGATAGACTTAAATTAGATCCATTCTTAGTTGCTATTCCATTTGATGATGCTAGAGCAAATACAGACTTCTTATCATTAGTAGATTTCCAAAGTGGATTACCTATTACTAAAAGATTCGATACACAATTTAACTCTGTAGATGAATTTATTGCTAAAAGAACAAAAGAAGAATCAGGTAACTTCTCTGTAAGAACAAACAATTTCCAAACAGAAGCTGCTAATACAACAACCTTTAACCTAGTAATGAGCTCAGGTCTTCATTATGTTAATGGTAAAAGAGCCGAACAATTTAATACAACAAGAATTAATTTAGAAAGATCTACTGCTAATGCTTCTATGACTAACGTAGTCACTACTACTAACCAAGGTAGTTATGTTGTAGTAGATCAATTTATTGGAACATTCCAAGCTAATACATTACCAGAAGTATCATTAAGAAATACAGCTGGAACATCAGTTACTGATGGTGATGCTTTATCAGTAGCACCAGGTGCTGAAATAGGTAAAGCAAGACTTAGATCAATAGAAAGATTCCAAGATTTAGGACAAGCATCTAAAGTAAGATATAAAATGCATCTCTTTAATGTTAAGATGAATGCAGGAAAAAGATTTAAAGATACTAGAGCAGTATCATTAGCAGGACATGGTTGTGCAGATATAGTATTAGACACAGATAGTAATAATAATTCTAAAGCAGTTCTTAAAGAAGCTAATGCTGATGGTCTTATATATCCATTACCAGTTGGAGCTGTAAAAGAAACAACAAGTTCTGATTATATATTTAGAACCGTAGCAGGAACAACTGTAACAGGATCTAATACAATTACAATTACGTCTCCATCAGGAGCATTCCCATATAGTGGATCGTTAACTAATGCACAAAAGAAAGAATGGATTGTTGTAGCTAATACAACAGGAGCTAATCTTGTACAAGGTGTACCATTAGATTACTCAGCAATGACAATTAATGTATCTGGTGCAACTGCAACTATAGATATAAGTGGTCAAACAAGTTCAGCACCTTCTTCAGGATTTACTGTATCCTTTAATGCTAAAAAAGCTGCTATTACTGCACCAATTAAAAAGACACTAAAAGAAGTATATGTTAAATTACATACTTCAAACAATGCTGCTACAAGCGCAGGACCTTTCTCATTAGGTATGCCAGATGTTCAATCTATTGAAGAAGTATATGAGAATACAGCTAATACAACATCTTGGTTAACTACTGGATCTAATTTAAAAGATAACTTTACTTTAGAAGAGAATGCTTTTGGTACACACTATGGTTTATCTACTATAGCATTAAAACCAGGACAGAGCTTAGGTGCTAATTCAGCTGTTACAGTTAAAGTAAAAGTATTTGAATCAGATGGTGCCGCAGGCGGAGTTGGTTTCTATTCAGTATCGTCATATAAGAAAGCAGATGGTACAACAGCTTTAGATCCAGAAGATGTTCCAGTATACAGAGATGAAATTAGAGGTATAACATTTGATTTAAGGTCAATGATTGATTGTAGACCACAAGTAGCTGCAACGGCAGCATTTGCTACTACAATTGGAGCCGCTACTAAAAACCCATCAGCAACAGAAACATTTGCAGCTGCAGATCCATTTATAGCTGCACCAGACAGACAATTCCAATGTGACCTAGTTCACTACTTAGGAAGAATAGATAAAATCTTACTTACAGAGTCTGGACTTCTCACTACTTCAAGAGGTATAGCATCATTACAACCTGTGCCTCCAAGTGATAAGCCATCAACTATGACTCTTGGTTCAATTCATGTTCCACCATTCCCTTCATTAACATCTGATGAAGCTAAAGATACGCTTAGAAAAAATGAAGCTATTAAGATTCAACGTAAAGCAACAGCTCGTTATACTATGGCGGATATTGGAAAGATAGATAGAAGATTAAAAAATCTTGAGTATTATACTACTCTTAGCCAACTAGAAACAAAAACTAATAATATGGCTATTACTGATGCTAACGGTAATGATAGATTTAAAAACGGTATATTTGTAGATCCGGCTACAAACTTTGATAGTGCGGATTTAAATAATAGAGAGTTCCGTTGTTCAATTGATTCTACTAAAACACAATTTGTACCTAAGCAACAAATGACTGATGTAGATTTAGTAGTTGCTAATACAAGTAACGTCATAGACCTTAGTGGATCTTATACAATGGATGGTGCGGAGTATCTTGCAATAGAACAAGCATATGGTACTACAGCTAGACCATGCACAGATGTATATTACAAATACTTTGGTAAGCTAACCATATTCCCATCTTATGATGCTGGTTATGATGAAACAGTAATGCCTACTAAAGAAATAGTTAATGATCAAGCATCAGGTATTCAAGATTTATTTGATGGTATTAATGAAGTATATCCATTAACAAGAACATCAACAGAATTAATTGGTTCAGATACAGTATCTGAAGAAACCTCAGAAACACATACTACAACCGATCATAATGATTGGGGATATGACTGGTGGGAAGGTGAATATGACATCTATCATCACGGTTATGGTCATCATGGCTATGGCGAATACTATGGTGGATATGGTCATCATGGTTATGGCTGGAATGGCTATTGGTGGGGAGGTACTGGAACCACAACAACAGAAACAACTACAACTACTACTACATCAACTACGACTGATACATACTTAGCTACAACTCAATCGTTGTCAATGGGTGTTAAAGAAAGCACAGAGAAGATTGGTGACTTTATTACTGATGTAACATTCTCACCATTTATGAGAGCAAAACAAATTAGTTTTTGGGCTACAGGATTAAAACCAAATCAAAGACATTATTTCTTCTTTGATGGTGATAAAGTTAATCATCGTGTTAAACAAGGTAGATTTAAAGGTGGTGGTTATGCTAGTGGTAAAATGGCTTTACAAGAACGTCACATTGTTTCAACTGGAGCATTCCTAGGTTCAAGTGGATATTTAGTATCAGACGATGTTGGTAACTTAGTAGGACAATTCTATTTACCTGGCGGAACTTATCACGTTGGTGAAAGAGAAATGGTTGTTGCAGATGTAAATGACGTTGGCAACCTAGGTAATTCTCAATCCAAAGCATCAGCAAAATACAATGCATATAACTATAATGTAGAGAAAACAGAATATACGCTTACAACTAAAGCACCTACATTTAATTTATCAACTTCAACTCAAGAATATACTAACGTAAGTGCAGTAGACGTATCTACTAACACATCAACTAATACAGACTGGAGTTGGAACTGGAATTATCATAATACATATTATACAAATGTATTCAGTAATAATAACCTAACATCAAATACAGATTATACACCTAATTCATCTTACATCGATTATGGTGGTATTGAATCTGCAGCTGGATCAGGCACATTAACTGATTACTCTTATTTGTATGACTACACCGGCATGACAACAATATATCCAACTGGTAACCCAACTACAACAGGTACTGGTGATATTGGCGTAGGCGCTATAACTGGTTCAGGTGGTGGAGCAAATAATTATCAATTTGCATCAACAGATTATACACTAGGCGGTAAGTATTCTTTAGATAACTTACTAGGCACCGGTCCAGATTTATCGGGGATATTTTAATGAAAAAAGAAAGTAATCCAATAGCACAAACATTCTTTCTGCCGAATCTAAGGTTTGCCGGATCAGATGGTGTTAATTTAACAGGTATAGATTTATTCTTTAAACAAAGAGGTGATGCTTCTGGGTTTAATGTTTGGATTTGTGACTGTGATGGTGGAACTCCTAATCCTAAAAAAGAGGTACCAGGATCTTTCACAAGAGTAATAAGAAACCAAATAAAGGTAAGTAGTAATGCACAAACACCTACACACGTATTGTTTAATTCACCGGTCTATTTAAAAGTAGATCATAGATATGCAGTTTGTGTAGAAGTAGATGGTGGTAATCCTAATCTATTAATATGGATTTCAGAACAAGGTAAAGATGATGTACATCTAAACAAACCTGTTCCATCTAATTTTGAATTAGGTGCTTTCTTTACATCTTCAGGTGGTGCTTATACTCCTATAACTAACCAAGATTTAAAATTTGATTTATATGTTGGTATGTATAAAGTAAACACTAAAGGCATAGTCAATATGACTAATGCAGATTTAGAGTTCTTAACATTAGATACTACATCAGGCGCATTCGTAAAACCAGAAGAAGTATTCCAGGTGCCATCTTCTTTTATTAATGGTACAATAACAGCAAATGCATCTAGTAGAACGTTAGCTGGATCTAGCACTAAATTCTCTACTGAATTTTCTGCTGGTGATACTATTGCTATTGTAGCTAATAGTACAGTAGCTGACGTCGTTACAATTGAATCTATTGAAAGTAATACTTCTTTAACATTAGAAGGCGCACCAACATTCTCAGCTACTTGTAATGGAGCTATTACACCTTGTGGTATTGCAGAAAGATATGAGACTAAAGATGGCGTAGTTACTATGCACATAAGTAGTTCAACTGCTAAATCAGGATCAGTATTTACAGCAGGTCAAACGTTAAGAGGAGCAAATACAAATGCGGTAGCTAATATTGCTTCAGTAGATGTTTTACCAGTAAGTTATTTCCATCCTAAGTTAGCTAAAATAGCACCAACAGGTGGTCATGTCTTTACTACATTTAAATCTACTAATAAAGATGATATAACAGATACAGAAACAAGAAATATAATTTACGGTGCTAAAAACCACATTCCTAATTTTGAAGGTGGTATTCATTCTAAGTCATTAGAGATAACTAATAATAGTGGTGCTAAATCATTTGTAGTAACATCTAAAATGTCTTCAACTAATAAGTGGGTTACACCTGTAGTTGATGGAGATGTATCTAAATTAGAATCATACAAATATATTATTAATAGTAACAGCGCCAATGAAAGAACATTTGGTCAAGGTGTTGCTAATACTAAGTATCTATCCAAAACAGTTACATTGGCACCAGGTATTGATTCAGAAGATTTAAATGTTTATATTTCAGGATATAGACCATCTAATACTAGCTTTGAAGTATATGCTAAGTTGATTAATCAATCTGATTCTGATACACTAGTAGATAGACAGTGGACTAAACTAATAGAAGAAGATGCTCAGAAAGAGTTGTTTAGTTCTGATAGACATATGAATGATGTCAAAGAATTTAAATTTACTGTTCCAGAATTTCCAACTGCGGATTCAACAAATGTACAAACAGGAACAGCAAACACTACTGCTGATAGCACAACAGTTCCTTGTAATGGATCAAATTTCTCTCAAGGAGATTTAATAGCTATCACAGATGGTACATTTGATATTTACCAAGTAGGTAGAGTAGAATCGGCTAATAGTACAAATGTAACATTAAGCTCAGCAGCTGATATATCTATTACTAATGGTAAATTCTATAAAGTAAATGCTGATGAAAAGAGAGCAGCATTTAAACAAAGAACAAATAGTGGTGCTACATTTAAGTTAAGATATTTTGATTCAGCAGGAAGAGAATTTGAAGCATTCAATGCTTTCCAAATTAAAGTAGTATTCTTAGCTGATCAAACAAGAAGAGTACCTCGTATTAATGATGTAAGAGCGGTGGCCCTAAGTGCGTAAAAGATTACAACCAACTAATATACCAGGTTTAGTTAAAGACAATGCTTCTGGAGCAGTCATAAATACTGATATAGAAGGATATAAAGCATACAAGCTAGCTAGAGAAAAAAGAATTAAAAGTTTAGAAAGGGTCGATAAATTAGAAATGGAAGTTGTGTCATTAAAGAACACAATAAAGACACAAAACGGAACTCTGGAAGAAATGAGTTCTATGTTAAAGATTTTAGTAGATAACCATGGCAGATAAAAAATATATAAGTGCTAATATAGCATATCAAACAGATACCTTCGGAGCTTGGGTCGAAAGAACCAACCAAATGGTATTTGATATGTCTGAAAGAGTTGTTACCTCTCAGGTCAATTCTATAGGTGCAGCCACAACAGGTAACGTTGTTATCACATCCAATGTTTGGAATAGTGATACTTCTGCATACGTAAATTCTACTGGTGGTGTATTACAAGCTAATACATTAACAGCATATGGAGATTTACGTGGTGGTTCTGTAGATACACCGGCTGTATTAGTTGTATCATCTAATTCACATTTATCAGGTAATACAACACATGGTGTAGTTGCTGTTACATCAAATACTACATACGGAGCTGGTAGAATAACTACAAAAGGTGATTATGTAGATATGCAGTCTACAAACACTTTTGTTAATGGTTCTTTATTACAAGTAAGTTCAAATGTTCATATTAATAGTACATCAACAAATGCTTCTATTAATGCTACAACAACACACATTGATGGTACTACTTTAAATCTTAAAGGAACAACTTTAAACGCAAACTATGATAATATCGTAGTCACTGCTAACGATCAATCATTTAAATCAAATTCATCTGTTACAGCCTTCATGATAGATTATGATGGAACATCAACAGGCATTAGTATTCCTGCTGGTAATACATTTGTAGTAGATGCTGATGAAACTACATTTAACGCTAACGTATCATTAGGTAGTGCTAATGATGATACTGTATCATTCTTATCAGAAGTAGATACTGGTATTAATCCTGTAAGCAATACTTTAAGCTTAGGTTTAAACGACGCTAGATGGATTATTAAAGCAAATAATATTAATGTAAGCACAGACTTAACTGTTAGTGGTAATTCTGTATTAGGATCCAATTCTTCAGATGCATTGGGTGTAAATGCTAAAATAAATACAAATGTAATTCCATCAGCAAATGGAACAAAGTCATTAGGTAATACATCTCTAAGATGGGATGGTCAGTTTGATGATTTAACAGCAGATGATTTAACTGTAGATGCTAATGCATCGGTAACAGGTCACTTAGCTGTAACTGCTACATCTGTTCTTTCAAATACATTAACTGTAGCAGGCGCTACACAAATAAACAATACATTAGCTGCTGGTAATA